CCCCTGTGGCCCGCGTACGAGTCTGGGTTGAATCTGATCATGACCATAGGCCTGGCCCCTAAACCCTGGAATATGCTCATGAGCCTTTTGTTGTAACATGATGTGTCATAGGACCTGTGTTGATTCTCGTCAATCTCTACAACTATTGTATGTGATCCTAGGTCAAACACAAAGTCGGGTCTGTAGGCGTGACACTCAACCCTCTTGTCGTGCGTGATGGCGCAATCGGGCCACGTCTTTCCGAGAAAGTCACGCACGGCCATCTCACGAGTCTTGAAACGTGCGGCGACGGGCTGGTCTGGAGACATGTACACCGAACAACGGGCACAATATCCTTTTTTGTTTCCGGGTATAATTATGTCACACATGGGCGTCTTGCATCTAGGGTTCATAACATCGATCATTTCAGGGCTTTTATGATCCCTGCAATACACGCCCCTTTTTGAACCTGGCAAGCCGAAAACGGGGACGGTGAAGCATCCCTCTTGAATACATTTCGCAGTCTTGACGTTAATCATGTCCTCGGTCCTGTGTTCAAAACAACGCTCGCCTTTCTTACTGGGCCATATATTATAATGGGCACGGAGTTTACAACCCTCGTATGAACACTTATCACATAGTACATCCGTCATTCCCTCAAGGGCGTGTTCTTTGCAAAAACGCGCTTTGATTTCTCCGGGAGTATTGAAGTTGGGTTTCTTTGAACACCCCTCGTTCTCACATGGACGCTCGCGCAAGTTCACCATGCCCTCGCGGCGGTGGGTCGCACAAAATCTTCCGAATAATTCTTCTGGAAAATTGAAACATGGTTGAACGTTACAGTCATCGTGTTCACATTTCGTACTCTTTACATTCACCATCCCGGGTTCCTTGTGATCGGCGCAAAACACGCCCTGTTTATTACCTGGGAAGTTGAAATATGGATTCTTGGGGCACAGTTTACACACCGCATGCTTCTTATCCGGCTTCCGAAGACGCTGCGTCTTCAGACGGCACTTGAGACACACGGTACACGTGCGACCAAATTTATCCAAAAATTGATCGTTCGCCTGGGGGCCGCGAGAGCATGAGCTGCATCTCTTGGTCTCCATTTTTTAGTATGGGTACTATTCTTTATGCAGCGAAATTAATTTGCGTAAAGTACGGATCCCATCCCCTTCTGGATTCTCAGCACGTTGTAGTTGACCGCGTAGATGTAGGGCTGGTTGACCGCCACCGTCGCGAGCCCGCGCAGACCGTTGGTCAGGCCAACCGGGGTAATCAGGCGGTACGTGTCCAGGCGGGAGAAGTTGAGCGTGCCGGTCGGCTGCAGTTTGGACGTGTCCAGACAGTACGGGATGACCGCCACGTTGGCCAGGGCCGAGTTGTGCACGTAGCCGTACTGCGTGTGGTAGTACTGGGCAATGTCCACGTGGGTGGGCAGATGGCGGGACTCGCCGACGTCCACGCCGTTAATCTGCACCTTGAGCTGGTAGTTGGTGGCGATGTTGGAGGTGGCGCCGTTGGTGCCGTAGGTGACGCCGTAGTTGACCGTCTGGAAGGCCAGGAACTTGATGGGGTGGGCCAGAGCCAGCTCCTGAACGGGCTGGCTGGAGATGGGGATGCGCTGCACCTGCGTGATCAGCATGTCGTGCGCATTCTTGGCGAAGAACTCGCGCTCAGCCTGGTCCAGATACACAAAGTTGGCCCAGGCCAGGTACTGGATGCCCGCGTAGGTGGCGCCGGCAGCCGCGGCCGTCGTGCCAGTCGTGGTGTTGCCGAGGGCACCCGACCAGGTGATGCGCAGCTCGACGTCGTGGTACTGCAGGGCCACCAGGGGCAGAGACGCCGCCCAGTCCTTGCAGAAGAAGAACTTCAGGGGGTAGAAGGTGGCCTGACCGTTCGTGGGGTTCTGCGCGCTCAGGGTGCCGTTGTTCAAGTAGCGCTGGTTGAACGTCTGGGCACCGGTCACGGGCTCGACGTCCGTGCTGTACTGGTAGTCCTGTGTGTCGATGACCTGGCCACCGATCAGCAGCTCCACCTTGTCGATGACGTTGGACCAGTTCAGGTTGACCACGGGAGCGGCGTTCGAGTCGCGGGCCATGAAGTACACGTAGCTCAGCAGATCGCCCTTCTTCTCGAAGCGGATCGTCGAGACGGAGCCGGCGGTCGGCTGGCCCTGAATCAGCTGACGCTCGTTCGTCGCCGCGTAGTGGGTGTAGCGCTTGTAGTTCGAGCGGTAAAATGAAACTTCCGGCTTGCCCGACAGCCAAGTGTCCTGGGCGCCAATCGAGACGAGCTGAACAATGCCTCCGCTCATTTTACTATCTGATCGAGGTTTTTTTTACTGAGGCTGGCGCGGTCGCCCGTCTAGACCACGGCCAGTGACGGGAGGGCGATGGGATTCTTGTTCAACTGATCCCGGGCAATGTTCAGATTATTCGGAGCGGCAAGGGGGTTCTGCTGCGTCTTGAACTGATTCAACTTCCAGTAATCAGCAGGCTTGTAATTCTGGAACCGGCCCCCGTTCATGTGGGGCACTGGCACCGCCACAGACTCGGAGCGCAGGTTGGTCATGGTGCCGGCCGCACCCTGGGGATCGGCACGCACGTTCATGCGGGCTGGATTTGCGGCGCGATCTGGGTTGACGCGATTGCCGGTCGAGTGAGGCAACTGGCGGTCGGTCAGGCCGTTGTATGGCAGGTACACGTTCCACTGGCCCGGGCCGAACTCGAGCGTGTCGCCACGCTGGCCCGTCTCTTGGCGGTTCGTCGTCTTGCGCGTCTTGATGTTGTCGGGACGGCCCTCGTGAGCGAGCAGCGCGCCGCCCTGGCCCTGGCCCTGATTCTGCGAGGGCGCGCGCGTCCACGCCTTGGTCGTCTTGGCCTGGTGAGTCATCTGGCCGTTGATGAGCTGGCCCTGGCCCAGGACGGTGCCGCCCTGCTTGATGAAGGCGTCCGAAGGGCCCTTGCCGCCCGGCAGGGTCACGAGCTTCTCCTCGTTCACGTTGTTGGGCAACACGCGGAAATACTGCTGGAAGCCTCCGATCGCGGGCACCTTGGAATCGACGCCCAGACCAGGCCCCACGTTCATGCGCTCAATAGGCTGCAGGTTATTCATTTTGTTCGTCACATTCTGACGGTTGTAAAGATCATACACGGGCTGGCCGAACGGAAAGCGGTTCGCCTGCGGGCTCAGGTCGCCAAATGCCGTCACCTCGCGCTTGGCACCCACCTCGAAACCCTGGAATGACCGGCCCTCGCCACGGCGCACCTGCATCTGGGCATCCTGCTGGGCAAAGTTTTTATCATACTGAATAAGATCCCCACTCGTAATCTGGTGAGGAGGTTTTGCTGGAATAGTGGTTGCCGGGGATGAGTCGGCGCTGAAGCGCTGTCCGGCAAACACAAGACCGACCACTGCTGCTAGAGCCAGTGGATCCATATTACTTTTACTTTACTTTTATTTTTGAGTGCCTCCGTCTAACCGATATAGGGCCGTCCACCCGGACCGGACATGGCGGCCCACGGCGCGCCGTTCGGATTGCCGACCGCGACGGGGGGATTGCGCTGATCGAAGCGGTTATTCTGATCATTGCTGTACGTGCTGACTGGGTTCCACGTCAGGACCGGGAACGCATCGCGAATGTACAAATTCGGAAAATCGTTGGGCTTCTCGTTGTAGTAACGGTTCCACCGCTGGGTAGACTGGGAGCGCAGCATATCGTCGATGCGCACCACATCATCGAGGATGATGGTTGCCGGTCCCTGCCAAACCTGCTCCTGGAGCGTGATGGCATCCGTCTGCAGAGTGCGCCCCATAGTTACTCTAGTCGCAGAAAATTACCGGCCATTGCCCGCCCGCATTTGCGCCCGCTCTGGGAAGTGGAAGCGGTCTGAATCGACGTCGCATGAACCAGACCCATCCTTGCAGAAGGGGCCGAATTTGGGGCCGAACGACGCCTCGGCGAAAGCCGTCTGGTCGTTGGGGATGGTGCTGCTGGGGGCGGTGTAAAAGTTGCGCTCGGCATCACGCTTGCGCTCGAATGGGTGGATAAACTCCCAAGCCTGGGCCACCTCCTGCTTGACGCTCGGATACCACGCGGCCGCGGGACGGTCGGGGCGGTCCGTGTAATCCGTATAGAGCACGTTCGCCATGGGGTTGTCGATCGTCGGCATGGTCACGGCATCGCGGCCGTACCACGGCGTGCGGCCGTCACTGAACGTGGGACGCAGCTGGCCGTCTGGGATCATGTTGGACGTGTACAGAAAGTAGAGCACCGCGAGGACGAGGATGCCGAGCGCCAGAATACGCGCGTCGCGCTTGATGAGATACAGAATGCACATGGCGTAAACGATAAAACGGGTCGTGGCCGCAACGCGGTCCTTGGACGACTGCATGGCAGTGGGCCAAAACTCAAGCATCTTGTCGGATCTGAAGACTTCGCGTGGATCCATCTCTACTTGTTGCTTTCATTTTTTTACAGCAGGGGCGGCGGGCCTCCTGGCTTCTTGCCGGCGGGGCGGCGGCGAACCTGACGCTGACCGGGGCGAGGGCGCGATTGGGACGGGCCACCCATGCCACCGAGAAGGGCTGCAAGAGGGTTCTCACCGCCGCCACCCATCAGACCCGCCATCAGACCCTGCATGGCTGCTGGATCGAACGCGCCGCTCTCGGCGCACTTCTTGGCTGCGTTCTCGATCGCCTCGAGCGTCTCTGGAGGGAACATGGACAGGGTCACACCCAAAATGTGCAGCGTCTGCATGTACTGCCAGATGGCCGCCTTGGTCGCCGGGCTAGTCTCTGGTGTCCAGACCTTGTGCAGGTTAATCTCCTTGAGAAAATCAATATCTTTCGCATTTTCCAGAAAGAACGACTCATCCTTGGCCATCAACTTCGCCGAGTGGGGGCCCACGGACTGCATGAAACCCTCAAGGGTCACACGCGGTGTGGCGACGCGCGCCACCGAAAAACCCGCCTGGAACTTCTGGATGCTCTTCTCTTCTGGAAATGTGAGGACGAGCTCGTTCAAAAACTGGCCCATCATGTCATTGAAGGCGTCGAGCGAGCTCATTAATAAAGAAAGTATCTAATTTTTTAAGTTGAATGGCGCGCCATTCGAGTTTAGAACGGTTCAAGACTTACTGACTCGCGCTGACCACACCCTTGGCTCACGACCAGATACACAAGGACCGCCACGAGAAACGCGGGCTTGGCGTACTCTGAATTGGGAACGTTCGTCTTGCCGTTCATCTTGTTCCGCGAAAACACGTAGACCATAGTGGCGGCGGCCGCGATGAGGGCCGCCGACCATGGTTGTCTAAAGTAATGATCCATGTGTTACTACTCCTCTAGACCTTTTTTCCCAACCTCGGGCGCGTCGGGAAAGAGAGACTCCTTGTGGACCGCCGCGGGCGTGACGGCGACCATCTTGGTGCCGCCCGGCGTCTCCACGGGATCGGGGAGTTCCGAAGCCTGAATGGTGCCGGCCGCCATCTCGGTATTCTCGGAAGCGGGCATTGGCATGGTCTCCTCCTGCTCGATATTGTCAACGGCGTCGAGCGCCTCGTCGACTGGCGGGCGCTCCTCCTCCTCCGCAGCCCCGCCGTACCCGTCGTGCTCCATCTCGAGATTCGATTCCTCCTCGGGCAAGGTGAGGTACGTATTGAGAATCTCCTCGGTCGGCACGAGGTTCTCGATCGTGTCGCGGATGCACTTTGTGAAACGCGTGTTCAGATCGTTGCGGCGCTCCGTCACGGGCTTCTCCTCCGTGATGATAAATGGGTCCTCGTAGATGTCCCGGGCGCACTCGATAAAACACGTGTGCACAAACACATCGTTGCTCGGCAACTTCAAAGAAATCTTTTTGCTTGATTTATCAATTCTGATCGAGCTGAGAATCTTGACGTGGATGACGAAAACGGCCGCGATGAGCCGAGGGAAAAGCGGGCACTCCTTGATGATGTTGGATACATGCTGCTTCACCTTGACGTTCGACCATTCACCCTTCACCTTGCGCAGGTTCTGGCGATAATTCTCAACCACCTTGCGGTCCTTATTCTCTTTTTTCGTGTCCTCCCAAATGTCCCAAAACGTATTGATGAGTTCTGGAAGCATCGCATCAATGAGCTTGCGCGAGAAGCGACGCTCGGCATCATTGAGCACCTCCATTTAGTACTTCCCGAGTTTTTTTAGGGACCGAACCGGCCGCGACCTAGCACCTCTTCGCCGTTCCCATCCCCGCATC